AGGAAAATCCACACAATGTATCTCGCACAGGTTCAAACCGTATTCGCCTCTTCAGGTTCGCCTATTCGAGTCCTCTTTATTCAAACAAACGATTTTAAGAAGAAACATCTTACATATATCAAAACCAATTTCCCAAATCTAACATTCCAACGCATTGCAGAAAAACTCACTCTCTCTGATGGAACTCACCGTGACATTAAATCAGGTAAAGCGTTTCGCGATGCCTACCCTTATGGTGAAGGTGTCGCTTCATGTTCATCTATACCACCAAACGTTGATATAGCAAGAATATTCTTTACCCGTTTCAGAATAATTGTTACACCATCACCAGATTTGTTGACAACTATGACGAAATCATTCCATTTAAGCTTGCATAACGCCGTCGAAGTAAACCCAGACCACATCAATGATGCGATCACAGAAGTGCTAAGTCCACTACTCCCAACGCAAACCGCGATTGCAGACACAGATGATGATGTCGATATGGTTCAAGTTGGAAAGTCATCACTTCCGTCAGTATTTAATATACCGGTGGAGGATACTTTACCAGAACCATCCACACCTGAGCCAATTCAACCTTCACCTGACCAACTCAATCAGCATGCGAACGCTCTCGAAAAACAGGCTGCCACTCCATACAAAAATATTCCACAGAATATTATCCAAACCAAACTGGAAATTAAAACCCCTCATGTTAATCCATTTTTATCACTTGATCAGCTTATGAATGAAACATTCATGCTAGATGCAACACCGGACTGTCTCTTCATTCAGGCCGATATAACATTACCAACATTTTCACGTCTATTCCACGACTGTCTCCATCTTGGTTACGTAATCATCTCGACAAATCCAACACAGACTGGTTTACATATATCAATGCGCTTTTCCCCACTGACTGCATTATCCCAAAGTCTGGTTGATACTCAGATGTTATCAATTGGATATAATACATCACATGGTTTAATTGCAAAAACAACAATTCTCACACAACTCTCAATTACAGAATTACATCGACTTGGGGCATTTGTTGATGGGCATACTATTAAAAATGTCCGATTAGACGGCCTTAATCTTTTGATTACACGGTGTAACGACCGCGACGCAACAAGTTTTACATTCACAGAATTACATTCATCCGTTTTCAGTAAGGCGTTGACGCAGCTGGTAAAGTCTACAAGCTGCACGCATATACTCTACACTTCACCATATGTTTTATCTCACTCACTAATATCATCTGATTAGGGACATCACCCGTAAGGGGCTAAGGTGACCTCCAGATAGCGATACGCATCCCATCTGCGCGGTTTCGGTACATATATCTACTGGTGGGTTACTTTGGCTT